GCATTCTCCATCAGGATTTCCATTCCACCAAACTCCATCCCAGTGCCAAATGAAAGGACAGGAAGGAGTATTAGTGAGCAGATTAGTAGTTTTAGCATAGATGATGTTTTCATCCATCTGCTCCCAATCATATTGAATATAGTTATATGGATTATCTTCGCCTTTATACTTGTACCAAGACTTAGTAGTTAAATACGTCTTACATTTTTCTATGCGAATGTCAATCTGGGGCCACGAGGAAGGATTAGCAAATGCTTGATCTCTATTCCTGTAGTGACCCACTACATCATCAAATTTCATTTAGTCGTCGTATACTAAGCACTCAGGCTCATCTGGATTCTGATCACAGAATAACTCTAAGCAATTTGGATCGTGGTGATCACCTGCTTCTATCTCTGCCTTATGATGGTCAGCATACTCAATAAGGTCGTGCAACTCTTCTTTAAAGTGACGACGAGCAGCAGGATTTGTCATTGGATCATCTAAGATATCCTTATCATGCTGTATGTGTTGCTCTATAGTTGTCATGTTTATCTCTGTAGAGTGTGTAACTATTTAGGCACTGAGTCCCTTATTAGGAATAATTTAGTAGTCATACCAGTCTTCTTATAGATATGTGTTAATCCCGCAATAATATACTTACCACTGAACCTGAAGTCCAACTGCACATTACTACCCTCTTCTGTTGAAGATGGTATCTTGATCTTAATCATATCACCTGCTGTTAGAGCAGAATTACCTGGTATTATTATATTCAGTTTGATTGCCTTGAATAAATTATACCTCGCTGCTGCGTATTGTGCAACAGCCATCGTATCTACATTAGGGTTTGTTCCGTTATTCACATTTCCTTTACTACTCTGATTCTTCATACCAGGTAATGCCCTGATCTTCATACGAGTAGGTTTTGCCTTCTTAAGGTCAAAGAATTCAGGTATAGGGAATGGTTTATTAGCCTCTAGTGTAGTTGCTTTAGAGAATACCTGATTGATATCAAGTACTTTAAGATTACTAACGGTACCACCTGGTTTATCTGCTAACCCAGTGCCACTAGTAGCAGTGAACGTGTTGTCGTCTTCACCAGCTTCATCCTTCTGACCAGATACAGGAGCAAAACTATCCTTCTGTGATGCCATTGAGATACCAATAGCAGAAGTCTTATAGGTACCCATCCTCATGTTAGCAAGATGGTTTGCCTTATCAGGGTATGACATTGCCTCAATAGCATAGAACTTATTAACTCCTTCTTGTGCACCCTGTGCATAGACATACTCATACATACCATTCTGAGTTGCTTCCCCTCCTGCAATACTATCAATAGATCTAAAATTAAATCCATTCCTATTCTCCCAGAATAAGAATCCTGACTGTTTAGCATCACCCTTACTACCAGTCAGTCTAGTAACCTTGTCAGATAAGAAAGCTATAGCATCACTTGGTTTCCAACTACATGCTATGAATGTATATGGAGAATGACCCTCAAAATTCTTATCAGTAAGTTTCTGTCCACCCTTACACTTAAGGTACTCCTGACAGATATACTTGGGTATATTATCTACATCCTTTGACTTCTCTCCTGGACCAAAGGACTTGAATACTTTATTACTCTCATCATGGTACATCTCTGGAGATACACAATGTAAGATATACAACTGCCCTCTCTCAGTCTTAGATATACTACCAATCTTATATACTTTTAACTTAGTATGTAATTCCTCTCCACCAAATGCTGTAGCAGTTATAAGTTGTATCTCTACTTCTTCACCACCAAATAGATTTAAGTTAAAGTTGACAGCATCAAGGATACTGATATCACATCTTAGAAATGAGGATTCAATCGATTCATGATACTGGAAATCCAATATCATCTCTTCTATATTAAACTTCTTCTTACCATTTGCTGTGGTTAATAATAGTTTCTTTATAGTAAACTCTCTGGCATTATCACCAGACTGGTTCATATCCTGTCCGATACCATACTTAATGGTCTTCCAAGCTCCTTCTACATCATTAATGAACTGTGCTATTGCCATTTACATAAACTCCACAGGATCTGTTAAAAACTCAGCAACAAGACCATACTTAGGTTGTATATACTTGTCAGCATCTAGGTGATGATCACCTGGTACAACAATAGGATTATCATCAGCACCACCAGTAGCTACACCAGTACCACCCATGTCCTGATTGATATTTACCACGCTACTACTATTTTGAAGTTGCTCCTGAAGTTTCTTATGCCTTCTCTCTGCTTCCTTCTGTTTTGCTTCTTCTATCTTAGCACCAACATTATCTTTCAATCTTGATGCACCATCAAGCATACTACCACGCTTATCAAAGTCAAATACACCACCAGTAACAGTATCAGCAGCACCAGCTAACCACCTTGCTACACCCTTTGGTTTACCCTCCTCATCTTTAGCACTGAGATGCTTACCAGCAAACTTAGCAAGTCTTACTGCTGGATGCTCATTAAATCTATCCTTTAACCACTTACCACCCCATGCATATGGTTGTAATCTCTGATCAAATGCAGTAGGTAGAGCATAACCTCCCCTATCTGCCTCCTTATACCTTCTGGTAGTGAGATTCTTATTAGTCTTAGTTGCAGGAGTATCAAATGGTACTACAAATGCACCACCCGATGCCTTCTTCATACCTACCCACTCAGTCCCATGACCGATAAACGATATAGAATTTCCACCATCAACTGATACAGGGTACCCAGACTGAGGTCCACTTATCCAACCACCCTTAGCAAGAGGTGGTACCTTACCACCATCCATCTTACCTTCAGTCTTCTTCTTATCACCCTCCTTCTTATTACCACCTGTGAATAGTTTAAGGACAGCAGTTAATGCTTTAATACCTAAGAATAAAGGTGCGAATATTACTTGAATACCTGTGCTTATAATCTTGGTTATCAGTGGTAGGTGTGGCTCTACAACCTCAAGGATCTTACTCATAAATGCACCAAGAGTAGTAAAGAACTCCTCTAATGGTTTCTTGATCTCTGCTACAACACCACCAAATACTGTCTGTATCTGTTTAAAGAATTTACTGATAGGTTCTACAATAGGTTCTATCAAACCTCCCACTGCCTGACCTATCTTACCACCTGCTAATCCACCAAGTGCACCACCAACAGCACCCATACCTGGAATACCAGACATTTCGCCTAGTTTAGCACCAAGCATCTGACCACCAGCAGCACCTACACCTGCACCACCTGCTTCAGCATTACTTCCACCAGAAGCCTTAACTGCCATAGCAGCACCAGCTCCAACACCTAATCCAGTAGCTATCTTACCAGCTCTACTACTAAAGAAGTTACCTTTCTGATTACCTAACTTCTTAAGTTTAAATGCCTTTAATTTATCTGCCTTACTCGACAGTCCAAATAATCTCTTAAGACCACCCAGTAATCCTTTGACTACCGCAGTGATAGTCTTAATCATTAACTTAGGATTCTTTAAGAATAAGAAGGTACCAAATAATGGTACTGCACCAAGAAGGAACTTAAAGATACCAAAGAAACCTTTCAGACTTATGGGATTCTCTAGGAATTCAGTGAGTCCATCTAAGGTTAGACCTGCAAGGATACCTACTACATTGAATACAAACTTACCTATGTTTGCTAATGTAACAGCAAAACTCTGGACTGCCTTGGGATTCTTAGCTATCCATTCAAATATCTTATATGTGATAAGAGTCTTTAAGAGACCTTGTAAAGCACCGAGGAGTCCTCCCCCAGTTTCTTTAGTCTTCTCAATAATACTCTCACCTAGTCCTTTCTTCTTTTTCTTCTTCTCTAACTTCTTCTCCTTATCACCTCTTGCCTTAAGTTTCCTTTGATCCTTCTGTTGCTTCTCCTTTGCCTTTGCTCTCTTCTTCTCTTCCTTCTCTGCTTTCTTCTCCTGCTTAATCAATGCAGCATTATTTGATATCTGCTCTCTAATATTATTCTGCCATGTCTCTAATGTATTCTGTGTATTAGATGCAATACTATTAAGAGTATGACCTAATGAATTAATACCTGACATTATACTGGTCAGACCTGTATTAATACTCTTCTCAACCTTTGGTAATCTCTGTGCAGCAGTAAGTGGTGTGTAATTAGACTGTACACCTTTAACACCCTTATAGGCAATTACCTTATAAAGGGTTGGTTTAGTTACTTTTGCTGCTACTTTTGCCATCTATTAACAGGTAAACATTGGACTAGGTGCCGTATAAATCGCCCTACTATTAGTACCAACTGCAACAGTATTTATGACTGGTACCTTATTGTTAACAACTACTGTCCTAGGTGGTAAGACTATATCTTTAAGATCAGCATCTTTCTGTGCTTTCTTTGTGAACTGTGCCATCGCCTTATCTCTATTAGCAGTCATGGCTTGGAGTTGCTCTGGTTGAGCAACATTCCTCTGTGCCATTGGCACTTCGTCTGATAATGAGGATCCAATGATAGACTTTGGTACCTCCATCTTCTCGGATGGTTCCTTACCACCCTCAGATGCCTTCCAGAAGTACTTATTGATGACCTTACCACCCTTCGCATACTCTATGTTCGTAAGGTTAGTGGTTATATTGTGGACAGCACCTCCCTTCATTCTCTGAATGACATCAGGTTCCTTGAAGGGTACTATTCCACCTCTACTCTTCTGGACTATAGTCTTAGTCTTAGTTACAACCTTTCCACCCTCCATCTTGGCAAGGTCATCCATCTGGACATCCCTACCTGGATCCCTACCTCTTATAACATCCCATGCAAATCCTATAGGATTCCTCATGAATGCAAATATCTTCTTAGCTGCATTGATGATGAAACCAATAGTCTGTCCTAATATCTTTATTATTCCACCTAATAACCACTTGACGATTGGCATCAACCAACCCATTACATCCATTAATACCTTACCAATCTGACCTACGAACTGGAAGAATGTACCAAAGAAATCTGTTATACCTGTTTCATCAGCAATACCCTTAACCACTGTCCATAACATCTGGAACATCTTCTTGATAGGTTCAAAGAGAGGTTTAATAACTGGTAGGAATGTCTTACCTATCCACTCTCCTAAAAATCCACCTAAAGCATTACCAACTATAGGTCCAAATGGTCCTAAGAATGGTGTTAATAATGCAGCACCTATCATTCCTCCTGCTGCCTGTCCTACACCTGCACCTACTGCTTCAGTAGCATCTTCACCACTAGCAATACCTGATGCAATTCTGGTGATACCTCCCACAACAGCAAGACCCTTCTGGGCACCAGGTTTCATCATCTTCTTACCAACATTCTTACCCTGTTGTAGTCTTGTTGGATTCTTTACCCTGTTATTAAACTTAGCACCAATCTTATCTGCCTGTGCATTCTGACCCCTAGCTCTTAACTTCTTCTGTTGTCTCTCTACTGACTTCTTCTGAGCTTTATACTCCTTCTCTGTGTATATCTTACCAGTTTCTTTATCCTTATATCCAAACTTACGCCATTGCTCTTGCTTCTTCCATGTCACCTCAGCATCTGTGGTCTTATTGAAAAGACCCATTAACTTCTTACCGTCAGTGAATAGTTTTAATGGATTTAACAGGTATCTCAACCCTGCTAATCCTGCCATCAGCTGGAAGAATCCAAATACTCTACTGAATCCTTTCTTAGTACCTTGCTCATTGGTACCAAATAACTTAGTAAGTCCACCAGCTATCATGCCAACGACACCGCCAGCTAACCAGAACACAAACTTACCTATGGATACAAATAACTGAAATACTTTCTGGGCTTTCTTTATATTCTCCTTATCTGTCAACCATTTAAAAAGACCCATCTTCACCATAAAGGTAAAAATAGGTGTCAGGAAACCACTCAGCATCTTCATAAAGCTGGTAGCTGTCTTCTTAAGCTCCTTACCCTCTTTCTTTTTCTTTTTCTCTGGTTCTTCTGTTTCTTCTAATTCTTCCTCTTTCTCATCCCTCTGCTGCAACTTAAACATATCCTTGAAGCCCTTAGACCACTTCTGGAATATGTTTAACTTCTCCTTATCATCATCCTTTACTTCCTTTGATTCTACTCTATATGTCTTTCTTAAATAATCTCTCTCAAATTGTATAAGTTTATGCGTCTCTACATTATTATTAGCAATACTTACAGAGACTACACCAGTACGATTGATACCTTTCCGAATACTATTAAAAGATCCAGAGTATGCATCATCATCCTTGATGGGTTTAATTTTAACGTAGCTCTTAATTGCCATTAGAGAGACATCTTTTGCTCTTCTTGTTTCTGTCTTCTCTCTTCCTCTTGTATATGAGCAATGAGAAGATTCACATAAACATCACGTTCCCACGGTATCATGTTCTCCAATTCAGTAAGACTATACTTGTGGTGCTGCATTAATGCGAAGTTAGTCTTATAGTAATTCTCAAGACTATCATGCATTAACGCTACTCGAAAAAACTTGCTAGTCCCTCCAGTACCATGTCACTAGTCTTTTTAGTATTTGGATTTGTTACCTTTAATGTATAAGACAACTTAGGCATTGTCTCGAAGAATACCTGAACCTTTTGGAATTGCTCTGCATTCAAATTCTCAAGGAATTCTAGTGCTTCTGCCTTAGTAAAGGAATCATATACTTCTTCTTTATCAAAGACCTGACCAATACAACTAGCAGCTAACTCAAAGATATCATCGATGTCTGGATTCTCAGCAAGGTTTTGTTTAATGAAAACATCCAATGAAGGATACTTCATAACTACACCCACATTCTCATCTAATTGAATTTTAGACTTATGATCTTTAGGAATCTCAACACCTACTTCACTAAGAGGTACTGATACAGTAACCTCTGTCTTCTCATCATCAGGACAGATTACTTTAAACTCACTGACTTCACCAACAGCAACAGATCTAATCTTAAGGAATATATACTCAATCTCGAAAGTAGCGAGATCCTCAACCTTAGTCTTTAGATTAGTGCAATTTTTAATAATAGTCTTAACTGCTTTAACCATCTGCTTGTTGTCTTGCGACTCCATAGCTAGATAAAGCAATTTCTCTTCCTTAACTAGGAAGGGTCTATATGATATTTTTGTGCCTGTAACAGGCAGGGTCGCTTCATACTCAGGTATGGATAACTTAGGTAATGGCATAACGATTGCATTATTATATTTCTATTTAGACACCAAACTGAGCTGCATCTTGCTGCTTAGTTGAAATTCCAAGATTTCCTAAAGTGCCTGTTGCACTGTTTATATATCTGTCTGGTGCATTAGTTCCCATAGTATCTGCTCCCACTTGGTCAAATCTGTATCTCTCAAACTTAAACTTAGTACTAAACTTAACTAGATTGGTAGGACCATTATTGAATGTCATTCCTGCCATATCAAAGGGCCATGCTCCGAAGAATTGCCATACTCCAGTAACACCATTCATTCTCTGCTTATATACTTGTCTCGCATCAGTCAATCCTTCCCAACTGACAGGTGATGCTATTTCCCACTTAGTTATCATAACGTTAGTGGTATATTCGTCATATAATGTGGATCTATTCTCCATATCTGGTGCTGCCCAGTTCATCCACTGCTCAAAGAATTGACGATGCCACATCTGTTTATCTGATAGGAAAGTAATATCTAACTCACCCATCTGCTGACCTCTTGCCATTGAATATGCAGCACCTTGCCATCCAGCAGCTACCTGTGTGTCCTGTATCCTCTTACCAGGTATAGTAACCTGATCAGCAAGATAGTTCATGGACATAAATCCATCTCTCCTATCTTTATTAACAAAATTTGAATTTGCTAAGAGGCAGTTAGGAAAATAGATTTTAACACCATAGAGATTCGACCTTGACGGTTCCTTCTTACCAGAAAGGACAAGATCCTTAAATATTCCAAAATTATTGGCACTCATTTGAGTCTACTCCAGATTATGCTACTTGGTACTTCCATTGTCCGACCTAAACCTTTTGGTCTAATAACAAACTGTTCTACTGGAAGTGGTGTCATATCACGAAGTTCATCCTGAGGTACATTATATGCTCTAGTTACACTAGACATAAAGTATTTATGATGGCAACGCATAGGATATGAAATACTACCAGAAGCCCATGTAGATGCCATACTTTTCCTAGTATTAGGTCTCAGGTAGTGCATATTCCCGCCAGAGAATTGCTTCTTCTGGTAATCAACATCTGTGATTAGTACCATAGGGAAGGTATCCCAAAATTGTAAATCTGGTGTCTGAGCTGAATAATTGTAAAATATAATATCTCCGACAGTAAAAGCACCAGTATATTCCTCCAGTCCATACTGAAGTTGCTCTCTATACCACTGTTTAGACTGCTTTACTCCTTCTGCAAGGTCTTTTATATCTGTGAAAATACTCATACGTTTAAGTGTTTCTCTGTGAGTATAATAAATTGAAATCCTTTATGTGCACAGAATTGCCTCGCTGCTCTCCATTTAGCAGAATTTACACCCCAAGTCTTTACTTCTGTTAAAAAAGTCCTTGGCTTCTTCTTACCACGTTTCGGGGGTTTAGTTTGTGCAGCTGGTTTAATTTCGATGATCGACTTGGCGATTCTTCCGTCTTTGGTCCTTGCTCTGACATAGAAATCAGGATAATAACGGTGAGTCCTATTGTCCAAAGGGCTCCTATAAGGAATAATAATCTCTTCACTTCCCCACTCTAATACATTTACATTCTTGTCACACCAATGCATAAATTTCTTTTCCCACAAACTCCTATAAATAATATTGGTATGATCACCCTTATACTTATGCTTGTTTGATGGTTTGTAATATCCTTTGTAGCTCATGTCATTTGCAACATCAAGTGCACCACTAGTATTTCCTAAAGCAAAGCCTATAGGAGTTAACTCTGCAAGTAGTAGAGAAGCGATTACTAGTGAATCCGCTTTTCCCACTCAAGTCATTGATTATCTGAAATTTGACGTTTTCGATCAAAAAACAGATACAATGAAAGATAGTATATACTTATATTTACCCAAGAACTTAGTTGAAGGTCATAGAGCTAAATGGGATGGTGTTGAATTAGGTCCAGCAGGTAAAGCATTAGTAGATGCAGCAAGTAGTGTTATCAATAGTGGTGGTGATGTAACTGGTGATGCAGTAGGTGAATCAATTAAAAAAGCAGCAGAAGCTGCAATGCCACAATTAGGATATAAGGCAGCTGCTGATGTTATTAATACTGCTATTAGTGCAACTGGTGGAAGTGGTGGTTTAAGTAGAGATCAATTAACATCTATAACTGGTAAAAAGATATTCAACCCATATGCAGAAGCAGTATATGGTGGACAAGAAGGATTTAGATCACATGAGTGGGATTGGCAATTAGTACCTAAGAGTGCTGATGACGTTATGGTTATATACAATATAATAAAAAAATTAAGACATTACTCACTTCCTGGTAAAGGTGATAACAATTGGTTAACAATTCCAGAATATTTCCGTTGCACCCATGTTAGATATGTTGATAAGGGTGGTGGTAATGAAACTATCAGTAACCCTTCTACTGGTGGATCTCCTGGATTACTAAGTGCTATTATGCAGTTTCCTACTAAAATGGTACTTAAGAATATAACAGTAAATATGTCTGACTTTACATCATTGAAGTCAACAATGCCTGGTCAACAGTTTAATGACTTTGGTGCTATGAATTATCAGTTGAAACTATCCTTCATGGAAACTGCATACCTTACGAAGGAAACTTATCAACCAATACCAGCAGCTAATCCAAGATCTAGCACTGGTCAAAATAATTATACAGAAGATCAACAACAGTGGATGGATATGATCACTGACTTGTTGGGTGACTTTGGACCTACTTACCAATCATCTAATACAGCATAATGGCATATTTTACATATCTTCCTAATGTAGAAGTAAGGACATCTAGTTATCGTCAAAATAACGTAGATCCATTTAGTCTTGCGAAGAATATCTTCAGAAGAATTAAAATACGTGAAGACCTAGATGACATCATCTTAGGATTTGATCAGTATACAATTAAAAACAACCAAAGACCCGATCAAGTCGCTTTAGACATATATGGGAATATGGAGTATGACTGGGTGGTACTACTTTGCAACAATATAGTTAATGTATATGATGAATGGCCCATGTCTGAAGATGAGCTAGAAAGGTATATTGATAGCACATATGAAGAAGATGCAGATTCAGTGCATCATTGGGTTACTCAAAAAATCACTGATTTGCAAGGACGCACTTTAGTGAAGGCAGACCGTATTGTGCCTGAAAATTACACATATACAAGACCTGACGGAACTGTAATTGCCAAAGAAGAGACCGTTAGACCTATTTCTGTCTATGATTACGAATCTGGCAAAAATGACCAAAAACGCAATATTTACCTTTTACGCAAAGAGTATGTAACAGCGTTTATTGAAGAATTTAGCACTTTATGCGAATATCTTCCAAATAGCGAAGTTGACATAGAAGAAGGAATTAAGAGATCCAAGAATACTGTCCAAGAGCAGTTTATTACCGTTAAACCGACTTATAGCACAAATATCGGTCAGAGCAGTTCTATCGAATTTGCTTCAGAAGCAGATTACTCATCTAGAGAGTTTGACACCTCTGCTGCTAGTATTAGCGAAGGTGACGTATTATCAGATGGCAGCACAGTGGTAACTACGAGTTCCGCAGGTGTAAGTGGAAATGCTTCACAAACGACTAATCAATATGGATCTTCATAGGTAAAAATACTTAAAAACCCTACAGACAAAAAAATACCCCCGATTTTTTCGGGGGTTTCTCTTGTTCAAAAAGTCGAATAATATATCAAAGTGGTCTAACTCGTCTGTTACACCTTTCCCACTCGATCACGTCACGTTTCTCCCAGTAACCTGGTATCCATGTGTTACTATGACCGAGGTAATAACCTGGCACCCATTGTTTCTTTGTGATGATTACTTCACACTTTCTACGTCTAGGTGGACCGTAATGTGGATGTGGATGATGGTGGTCATACCTCCAATCTTGCCAATGTCCACCACCATGATCGTGACCATGATGGTAAGACTCTACAAAGGGCTCCCAGAATTCCTTCCATGTTAGTGCTTCTGCTTTCACTGGTGCAGCGAATAGTAGAAGTGGGAGTCCAAGTAGTAGTCTTTTCATTAGTCTTCGTTAGCTAGGGCAGCAAAGTAAGAGAGATCTGGTGAGTCACCTGACTCGCTTCTTTCTTCTATCTTAGCACCAAACCCTGACTTAGTGGGTGCAGGTGGGTCCGCTTTAACAACTGGACTAGTAAGAGGCACTAAATCCTCTTCTTCCTCATTGCTTTGTACTACAGGTCTTGCTGACTTGTTAAGCACAATATTTAAACGTGATGATAACTCTTCATAACTCTTGAAGTTCTTAAGGTCAGTAAACTCTTTGAGAGAGTGTTGTGACTTCCAAACTGCTTCAAGTGCATCATCTTCTAGTCCACCTAGGACTGATGGTGCATCAAACTCACTCTTATCATAATTCCAGTAACCGCCTATAGTCTGGATCTTGATCTTAAAGTTAGCACCCTTCCATAGATCGAAAGGATTTATTGGAGTTTCATCTTCAAACTGTGGTTGCAT